GCTTGATTGTGGTTAGCCGGCACCACCCTCAACCCATTGCTGGATATCTCGGTGCCTTATTCTGGATTTACGCTTTCGCGCTTCGTTAGATGGTTCATGCGGCCAGACCCCACGCACACTAGTAGATGTACCTATCTCTATTGTTTATTTTGTTTTGTGTACTCTTCCATCGTACCAACATCAATTCTTCACACAACTCTCAGCAATTGGCCGTACCCTCCCAAACAGCGCCTGTGAGTCCATCAGCGCTGCAAGTACGGTTCTACATTTCGTCGAATGCCCTTCGGCTGGGTGAGGTTAGGAAAGCATATCCGTATGGGGAGTAGCTCCCTCGACCATCAGTGTCGGGGCTGGGTGGGGTTATAAAAGCATATCCGGATGGGGAGTAGCTCCCTCCACCTCATGTGTTGGTATCCCGGTTCTTCCGGGTGAGAATAGGTCTTCGTGGGAAAAGGTTTCCACGGAATTAGTATAAGCGGTTGGCTAGCGTTCCTAGCCCAGGGATGACGGCGTTGCCCGCCGTCTCCAACGCGAGTCTAAACGAGGGTGTGTTGGCAACCTGCGCGACAATGTTCATCCACCCAATTGGATTCACCACGATCTTATCGTTCGCGGCGGCCAAAGGGTCGGTGTTGTTGACGGTGGATGCTGTGCCCTCGAGGTGGTAAACCACCTCAATTTCTAGGATAGGGGAGCTTACCGAAGCGCCCCCCACACCAAGAACCACGGCTTCATGCCCTGCCACTCGCAAGTAGGACGCGTCCCCACTATGGACGTACGACGCCGATGTTTGGTCGGTCGAAGCAAATCCAATTGTGGAATCCCGTGTTAGCCGGAAGTTGAACCCTTCGGGGCTCGATATCTTCGGCGTCACGGATAGCGGCGTCTCATTCACGCGCTGAATCGAAGTCAGCACGCTGCTCGCAAGCGACGGCATTGTGCCGATCGCGACTTTGTTGGTGACATTGGGGATCCCCAGGTCGTTCAACCATGCTCCCATGGTCTGTGCCGGGTCGGATGAGTTGTCTGGTTGGCCACCCACGGTGTCAATTGAATTGACCCATGAGCTGACCGGCACAGTGGCCGCATATAGCCTACCCTGTGCGGTCGTGTCGTTCTGCGTGCCTATCACACGGACACCATACCCCACGATTCTGTAATTCGCGAGGGTGCCGGACAGGGCCGTCGTGTTAGTGACCATGCACTGGTACGACGTACCCGATCCTGTTGTGGCTGTGGTGCCGGTGTTGAGCGTGCCTTGTGTGCAAAACAAATGCATGAAGGCATTGGGCAGTATGACTACATCGCCATTGCCAGACGCGTCCGTTGTCAGCGTGCACGTCCTGGTGATCCGTCTGGTGCTCGTGGGCACCGAATACATATCCGGCACCCGGGCCCCGTTCGCCTCCGTGGAAAACGGTTGCGATAGGGCCGCTTTGTAGTTCGCCAGAGCGGCGTTCATCCCTGGAGCCGGTACTAGTGTCGCCTTCGGCTTCTTCTTCTTCACAGGGGTGGGCTTGGGTTTGCCCACCATCACCTTGATCGTAGTAGGTTTCTTCTTAGTCATCGAAATTTGAGAATATTTCAGCCCCGGCCTTCCAAATCATCTCATTTAGGTCGTTCCTATCCACCTCCTGCAATCCCCACTGTTCGAGTTGCAACTCGGAGTATCGCTTTTCCATCTGACGCTGCTCGTCAGGTAGTACCCCAAAAGCTTGCCAGTAGGCTCGTGCCTCGTCCGAGACGACTGCACGTTCGAGCCCGCGGACTCTCGAGAGTTGGGACGTATTTTTGAACACATGCTGGGTAAACCCTGCACTGGCCTCGGTTCCCCGCGCATTCCGCTTCATACACTCATAGAACGCTTCCTGCACGGGTACTCCCGCTGCCCCTTTTAGTCCACACGTCCCCACTGCATCCAACCACATCCTATATACTTTGTCGTTGGGGATACTCAACAAACACATTGGATCTTTGGTGAGGACGGCGCTCTGATTGCGCACCATCCGCCACCCGGTGGTCAGTTGCACGGGTCTTGTTTGACAAAACTCTAACCTCTCGAAGTCCCTTACTGGTGGCTCAACCGTCATGGCGAAACCTTGTTGGCGGAACCACACATCCAGACCCCTCTGGAAACGTGTGAGGTCCCGCCACTCCATAAAAACAACGCAATCATCGCCATTGTTGGCTAATTCAACATTCACCCCTCGCTGCTTGGCATACGCCCAAATCATGCTGCACATCAGAATGCAGTTTCCTAGGGATGTATTTAGGTCTCCTGAGGAACGGGTTCCCGGAATTTCAAACTCCAGTGTCCCATCCTCGAACCTTGCTCTGCCGCGATTCCTCAGCTGCCATCGAAGAAGCTCCCTCAATTTCGCCGCACCGGGGTACAGTGATGTGTAGAAGGAATGCTCATACCGCAGCGCGACCATGGACACATGCATGTCAAACTTGGTCGCGTCGAGCCCAACTGCCACAGGATCCGCGAATCTGTCCCACTTGTCTCTTAGGACGTGGGCTGACTCATCCGCATTCATTCCCTTTATGACAGTCGCTCGTGTTTCCGCACCGAACGCACGATTAATCGCGCGAAAGAAGTGGTGATCTGCGTGCTTCAAATATTGGCCGAGGCAAAGGTTATAGCGCGGGCTCCTCGGGTTGATGACCCGTGGTGCCTTAGTCACGTTCTGCTTCTCGAACTTCACAAACGATTTCAAATAGGAGTCCCTTATCGTCAAGGGCTCACTCGAAAACTCATCAAGTACCTGTTGGTATAGCCGTCTCTTCGGCCCGACGTAGGAATCAACCACCTGTTGCTTTACTAGCCGGGGCAAATGAGGCATTTCCTCAAGAACTTTCTGACGGAACTCCCGAAACCGTCTGCTGCTGAATTGTTGCTGGCGAACAGGCAAAGCCGGCCTGTAAGCCGCTCCCTCCTTGCAGAGGAAGTACCGCTCTGTGAAAGCGCGTTCAGCAGCATCTACACCGTTATTATAAACTCCCAGATCATGATCTGGGCCAAATCCTGTGGCAACGGTAAACCTTCGGATTTTGCATTGCAGCCCGTTGTGGCGCACCACCAAGCGGCCTGGACACATTCGCGCCTGCACCCGAAGCTGCGGACTAACTGTCGTGTCTAGGCCGGTGACGACAACCGGGCGCCCCTACGCTCTCAGGCCTCCGTCCTTCCTGTAGTTCCGCTGGAACTTTAGGATCGAAGGGAGTCTGTGGCGCGTGGACGCCCAGCTATCAGCATCACCGATGGTGAAATACGCCTCCATGGCAAGATGGCGGTTCATGTAGGCTACGTTGTGGCGCACATTCGCGTCACGACACATGGCCGTGTAGTTCCTGTGAAACACCATTTCGTTGGCCACCGTGTGGTCCATCCTGCCCGCCTTGCTCTCCACAAACAAGGCGGCGCGGGCTGCAAACGCCGGGTATAACCCGGCTCGGCCTGGCGCGAGCACCACATTGGGCACGTACGCCAGGTCATCTCGCGGATCCACTGGGTCAAGTCTCACGGTCTCGAAAACGCCGGGGCGTGTCTCGACCTGGACTGGCTGCATTGCTACCAACCCTTGAAGTGGATTCGGCGGTGCCTGTGCGGCGGGCGGCTGCAGGCCCGCGGCCGGTCCCTGCCCCACCACCTGCGCTGGTTGCGCTGGGGGCGG